TCGGGCACGGTCATCATCGGGCTGGCGAAGCCGCTGTGGATGATCCCTGTCCCGGCGACCGGCCTCTACAACAAGGTGGACTTCGTGAACGCGCTGCCCTCGATGCGCAAGATTCCTGACGGCGCGAACATCCAGTTCCTGCTGTTCCAGACGGGCGCCACAAGCTCGGCTGGCACGATCAACGTCGACTTCGACTACGCCTACGGCGGGTCGTAATGGGCCTGCTGGCTAACGGCTTCCGCGACAGGTCAGGCGTGTTCCAGACCTTCGGGGCCACGGCGTCGAACAACGCCTATCCCGGCGCGCATCATGCGAACCACCACCGCACCGGGGCGCAGCGGAACCTGACGGCTGGACAGGGCATCACCGACGACAAAGTGGGCCTGCCCTCGGGCTACCGCCATCCTAGCTGCTGGGTGATGCCGCAGAAGGCCGGGGCGCTCGCCGCGCGCAAGACGATGCTCGGTGTCGGCGCTGCGACAATCTCGATTGCTGGCGGCGTGAACGGGGTGGCGGCTCTGGCTGGTGCGGGCGACATGGCGGGCACCGGGGCGCTGATCGTCTCGCTGGTCGCGGCCCTGACTGGCTCGGGCACGATCTCCAACGCGCAGGCTGTCGCGTTCCTGAACCTCGCGGCAGCGTTGGCTGGCGCTGGTGACCTCGCGGGTGCGCGGTCTGCGATAGGGCACGCTGCGGCCGCACTTCAAGGCGCTGGCGATACCTCGGGCACTGCTACCGCACTTGGCACCCTGGGGGCGTCCATCATCGTGACTGGAGACGTACTCAACTCGGCCAACGTCGGCGCTGCCGTGTGGGCGCAAGTCATCGAGGCTGGGTTCACCGCTGAACAGGTTCTTCGCCTGATTGCAGCCTTCGCAGCTGGCGACGGAGCGGACCTCGAGGGCGGGAACCCGGAGTTCACAGGACTGGACGGGGCGACCACGCGCATCGCCGGCACCTACGCGGCGGGCACCAGGACGATCACCGGCCTCGACGGGGACTGACCCGTGTCCTACGCCGGCAAATTCGTCGGCCAGAACGTCGGATCGTGGCTCGGGCCGGTCGACTCTGACCCCAACGCGCTCTACGCCGGGCTGTCAGGGACCGGTGCGGCAAGCGGAACGCTCACGGCGCTCGGGCAGCTGCAGGCGGCGCTGTTCGGTGGCGGCGAGCTGGTCGCGGCGATCGGGGCGGGGCAAGGACAGCCGGAGCCGCCGATCGTGGTCGGGCCGGGGATCGTCCGCAATTACGCGATGCCGGCGCCTCCGCGGCGCCGGCGCGAAGAGCGGGACGAGGAGGCTGTGCTGGTGGCGATCACCATGCACTAACCGGCTTCGCTTAATAAACGGACACCCTCGATGCTAAAAACTGCGAACAGAGAAGGCTGGTGACAACATGGACAAAGACCTAGCGGAGCGGCTGCTCGACGCCGTGAAGGGCTACGTGCAGCGCGCGGCCGATGCGCTTGTTACCCGCATCGAGGCGGTGGAGCGCAGGGTTGCCGAGATCCCGGCCGGCCCAAAAGGCGAGAAGGGCGACCCGGGCGAGTCAATCAAGGGCGACGTCGGATTGCCTGGCGCCGACGGGCGCAGTGTGGACGCAGCCGAAGTGGCCGCGATGGTGGCCGGCGAGGTGGCGAAGGCGGTGTCCGCAATACCGCCGGCATCCAATGGCAGGGACGGGATCGATGGCAAGGACGGCTCGCCTGGCGCCGACGGGCGCGACGGGCGCGACGGCAAAGATGGGCGAGAGGGTGTCGACGGAGTCGACGGCTCTCCCGGCCGTGATGCGATCGACCTTGACATCCTGCCTGCCATCACCGAATCCAAGAGCTACCCGCGAGGCACTTTCGCGAGGCACGCGGGCGGCCTTTGGCGCGCGACGCACGACACGGACGGCATGAGGGGATGGGAGTGCATCGTCGAGGGCGTGGCGGGCGTCAAATTGCAGCCTGACGATGCAGATTCGCGCCTGGTCACGCTGGGCGTCACCACGAGCACCGGGAAGTCAACGGAGCTCGCCCTTCGCCTGCCGGCAACCCGCTACCGCGGCGTCTTCCGTGAGGGCGACGACTACGATCTGGGCGACATGGTCACTTGGTCCGGGTCTGTGTGGCACTGCAATCGCGCCACCAGCGACAAGCCGATCGAGGGAGGCGATGCCTGGACGCTTGCGGTGAAGCGCGGCCGCGACGGGAAGGACGGCGCCGCCCCGCCTGCTCCCCGCGGCCCGGTGAGGACGCCATGAGATTCGTCCTCGAGCGGGTCTCCGAGCCTGACATCGAGCCGGTGACGGCCGCCGAGTTCGTGCGCAACGCCGGCGAGTTCCCCGCGGCCGCGACCGAGCGGGCCGCCGACATCGCGCGCCTCATCGCCAGCGCCCGCGAGTGGGTCGAACACGACACCGGCCGGGCGATGATCGACCAGTCGTGGCGCCTCACCATCACCGACGGCGTGGGCGCCCTCTACGACCCCGTGCAGCGGCCGCCGCCGGTGGGCTACTACACCGGGCAGACCGGCCCGAGGGTGGGCGAGATCCTGCTCATGCGCTCGCCGGTGCTGTCGATCACGTCCTTCGTGACGGTGGACGCCGCCGGCGACGAGACTGCGGTCGACGCCGCGACCTACGAGCTGCGCGAGGCCGACTCGAAGTGGCCGCGCCTGGTGGGCCTGGACGGCACCACGTGGGGCACGGGCACGTTCCGGATCGTCTTCCGCGCCGGCTACGCGAACCGCGTGGCGAGCCCGCAGGAGGACGCGAGCGTGGTCCCGGATCGCTTCAAGCAGGCGATCCTGCTGCACGCCCAGGCGCACTACGACCTCGACGAGAAGTTGATGGACAAGCTGCTCGCCGCGGCCGAGGGGCTGATCTCGCCGGAGCGGTGCCACTTCGGGCTCGGGTAATGATCCTCGAACGGCTGCTGGGCGAGCGGTTCAGCCGGATCCTGCCGCTCTGGCACGGATACACGGTCGCGCTGCTGGGCGGCGGGCCATCTCTCACGATCGAGCAGTTCGAGATGGTCGGCGAGGCGCGCAAGGCCGACCGCCTGCGCGTGATCGCGGTCAATGATTCCTACCTCCTCGCGCCATGGGCCGACCTGCACTACGCGGCGGACGCGAAGTGGCACCGCTGGCACAACGAGGGGATCGCAAAGCCGCAGCTGCACCTGTCGGCCGCGGAGGTCTCCGGGCGATGGGCGGCTTTCCCGGGGCAAAAATGCACGATCGAGAACTGCGGCGGGCACGTGGTCGACGAGTCGGTGCACATCATGCGGAACCACGATCTCGCCGCCGGGCCGCACGCCGGGCTTTCGAAGGATCCCGGGGCGCTCGCCACCGGCCGGCATAGCGGGTTCCAGGCGCTGAACCTCGCGATCCTGGCCGGCGCCTCAAAGGTCCTGCTGCTCGGCTACGACGCGAGGCGCGGGGCCGATGGCTCGACCCACTTTCACGGCGACCACCCGGTGACCGCGCCGGCAGAGGCCGCCTTCGCCGAGTTCAGGCGGTCATTCAGCGCGGCGCAGGCCGACATCGAGGCCGCGGGCGTGAAGGTGCTGAACTGCTCGCCGGGGTCCGCGATCGACGCCTTCCCGAAGGTGTCCCTGCAGGAGGCGCTCGCGTGAACGTCGAGACGGATTCAGTCTCCGGGAAGCGGCGCCCGCCGAAGGCCGTCGGGACGCGCATCCGCGGCGGCTCCGGGCTGGGCGACGCGCTCTACCTGCGCCCGATCTGCGAGTTCCTCGCCGGCAACGGGCACCAGGTCACCGTCTGCACGAACTTTCCCGACGTCTTCATCGGGTCCAGCGTGACGGTCGAGCCGTTCCGCCGCGATCGCGTGGACATGGTCGCGCACTACGTGGGCGGCAAGAATAACCCGGCGACGACGCTCTGGCAGGATATGTGCGCGCACGCCGGGGTGAGCACGCCCCTGCGCTTCGAGTGGAGGCCCCGGAACCGGCGCCTGATCCGGCAGATCGAGCAGGACGCCGCCGGCCGCCCGATCCTCCTGGTGCACGGCGGCCGCGAGCCGATGGGCAGGCGCGACAAGTTCGGGATCGAGCTCCTGCCGTTCGAGGGCGCATTCAATGCGACCATCGCGGCGGTCGAGGACTGCTACAAGGTCCGCATCGGCCGGGGCGACCAGCTCTACCCGGTGACCTGCGACGTCGACCTCACGAACCAGACCAGCGTCGCGGACGTGCTGGACATCGCGGCGGTGAGCGCCGGCGTGGTATCGATGTGCGGCTTCCCGGTGCCGCTGGCCGAGGCGCTCGACAAGCCGGCGCTCTTCGTCTGGTCCTCGCGCGGGATCCTGTCGGCGCACCAGTTCATCCGGACGGTGACGCCGGCGAAGATCCTCTCGAAGGCCTCCTCGAGCTTCGTGGTGGACGACTGGCCGGTCGAGCTGCTGCAGGAGACCGCGCGGCAGTTCCGGGCGGGTCTCGCATGCGCTTCGTGACCTTCCCGGAGGCGGCCGAGTACCTGCGCGGCAAGTCGGTCGCGGTGGTCGGCAGCGGACCTTCGGTACTGCGCAACGAGCTCGGCTTCGTCGACTCGCACGACATCGTGGTGCGCGTCAATAACCACAAGGTGAGCCCGGCGGCCGGCGTCCGCACCGATGTCCATTATTCCTTCTACGGATCGAGCATACGCAACAGCGCCCAGGACCTGCAGCGCGAGGGCGTGCGGCTGTGCATGTGCAAGCTGCCGAACTCGAAGCCGCTCACCTCCGAGTGGCACGAGCGCCGCGGGAAGGCCGAGGGCGTGGACTACCGCTATATCTACCGCCAGCGCGCGGCGTGGTGGTTCACCGACACCTTCATCCCCGACGACGCGCGCTTCCTGGCGAAGTTCGAGCTGCTCGGGAAGCACCAGCCGACCACGGGCTTCGCCGCCATCCTCGACGTGCTGGAGTGCGAGCCGGCGAGCGTTTACCTGACCGGCTTCGACTTCTTCACCTCCGGGATCCACAACGTCACGGAGCCGTGGGTCGCGAAGAACCCAGACGACCCGATCCGCCACCGGCCGGACCTCGAGCACGAGTGGGTCAAGGCGAACGCGCACCGCTTCACCTTCGACGCGAAGATCGACCAGATGATCAACGGAGAAAAGGCGCGATGAATACTGGCGTCTATGAAATCGTAAACACATTGACCGGGAAGCGGTACATCGGCTCGGCGGTCAGCTTGCCGAAACGATGGGTCAATCACCGCCGGCGCCTAGTCGCCGGAGATCATCACACACGGCCACTACAGGCCTCGTGGGATAAGCACGGCGCGGGGGTGTTCGTCTTTCGTCCGCTGATCCTGTGCTCGAAAGAGAACCTGCTCATTTACGAGCAGGCGGCCATGGACGCGCTCAATCCAGAGTTCAACGTGCGCCGGATAGCCCGCAGCAATCTCGGGGTGAGGTATTCAGACGAGGCTCGCGCAAGGATGTCTGCCGCGCTCCAAGGGAATCGTTGCGCCCTTGGATGGAAGCGCACGCCGGAGCAGCGCACGAAGGATGCAGCGGGGAAACTCGGGAAGAAGCGCCCGGACCTGCTTGGCAGGAAGCACTCTCCAGAAACGATCGCGAAAATGTCCAAGCCGCGCAACTGGACGCCGGAGGGCCTCGCCAAGATAGCCGCCGCCACCAGCTATCGCAGATCCGATGAAACAAGGGGGCGGATGTCCGCCGCGGCGAAGGCGGCATGGGCGCGTCGCAAAGGAACCATCACATGAGCGACCTGGACGTGCTGCACGACGAGAAGCGTTTTTATGACAGGTTCTGGGCGCTGCTGAACGACGTGGACCTGATGGCCGTCTTCAAGACCTACGGGCCAAGCGCGTTCCGGCGATCCTCCGTCCTTGAAGGGCTGGAGCCGTTCGTCAGGGCGCAGGGGTTCGGCGGGAAGGCGTGCGTGGAGATCGGGACGCTGAAGGGCCTCACCGCCATCGTGCTGTCGCGCCACTTCGAGCACGTGGTGACGATCGACATCGTCGACGACCCGCTGAAGCACGTGATCGCCTCGTCGCTGGGGATCAGGAACATCGAGTTCGTCACGGTGAGGGATAACGCCGAGAAGGCGACGGTGATCAACGGGCTCGACTTCGACGGCGCCTACGTGGACGGCGACCACGCCCGGGACACGGAGAGCGACTTCGCGCTGGTGAAGCGGTGCGGTCGCGTTCTCTTTCACGAGCACTGGCCCGCGCAGCCGGCGGTGGTCAACCTGGCTGCTCGGCTCGGCAACGTGGCAACGCATGGGAAGTTCGCGATATGGACCGCTTGATCCGCCGTTTCGACGCCGAGGCCGACAGCGACCTGATGCTCGTCGAGCATCGCGGGGTCGCCTACCAGCGCGACATGACGAAGGGCCGCATCGACTACGGCGCGGCGTACCTCGAGAATTACGACCGCTATGCCGCCGGGCCGATCGCGGACAAGATCAACGGCGGACGCGTGGCCATGGTCGCGCGGCACGTTCCGGAAGGTGCCTCGGTGCTCGACTTCGGCGCGGCCTCCGGCATCTTCGTGCGCCAGGCGGCGAGCTGGGGCTTCGACGCGAAGGGCTTCGACGTAATCCCGGACGCGGTGCAGAGGCTCAAGGACGCCGGCCTTTTCTCCTCCGACCTCTCCGCCTTCGACGCGGTCACGATGTGGGACTCGATCGAGCACCTGGACCAGCCGGAGCGCGCGCTGCGCAACGTCCGCAAGGGCGCGCACCTCTTCGTCTCGGTGCCGATCTTCGAGGACGTGCGCCGCGTGCGTGACTCGAAGCACTACAAGCCTGGCGAGCACCTCTACTACTGGACCGCGCAGGGCTTCATCGACTGGATGGCGTTCTACGGGTTCCGGCTGCTCGAGCAGTCCTCGCACGAGACGGACGCTGGCCGCGAGTCGATCGGCGCGTTCGCCTTCTGCCGCGACCTCCCGGACTATGACGACCACATCCGGCTTTACTCGGACATGCACGCCTCGCGGCACTACGGCAACAGCGCCACCGAGCTGCACCTGGACACCGCGGCGGGCGTGGTGCGCGCGATCAATCCGCGCTCGATCCTCGACTATGGCTGCGGTCGCAGCGACCTGGCGGCCCACTTCTGGCGCGACGGGGAGCGGACGATCGCGCGCTATGACCCGGCGATCCCACCGATCCGCCGCATGCCGCAGGGCGCGTTCGACCTGGTCCTCGTGTGCGACGTGATGGAGCACATCCCCATGGCCGGAGTCGACCGGGTCCTCGAGGAGATTAAGGGCAAGAGCGAGGCCGCCTTCTTCACCATCTCGACCAAGCTGGCCCGGGCGAAGCTGCCCGACGGGCGGAACTCGCACGTCACGCTCCTGCGACATTCCGAGTGGACGCGCTGGGTGAAGGAATACTTCCAGAAGGTCGAAGTGCTGCCGGCGACGACCGAGCACGAGCTCGTCCTGCTGGCCGGTTACCGCGCGATAGCGCAGCGGAGGGCCGCATGAAACTGAATCGGCAGGTGTCGTTCGAGGTGCCGACCATGGCGCTCGACGCGACCTATGGATCCCCGACGCCGACCTGGGCGCCGCTGGTGGCGGTGGCCGGCAGCCCGCCGGTGGCCGAGAAGTGGTGGGCCGAGGTTCAGGACGCGCTTCCGAGCCGTTCCGAGGCGGTGCGGCAGGGGCTCACCCAGGCGCGGAACCAGACGCGGCTGCGCATGCGCTGGCGCGACGACATCACCAGCGCGATGCGGGTGACGGTGCACGGCGAGGCGGACGTGCTCTACCAGATCGTGGGCGGGCCGGCGGAGATCGGCGGCCGGAAGAAGATGCTCGAGCTGATGCTGGAGCGCTACACCACGACGGGGGAGTCGTGATGGCTGACCTGGTCAACGTCAAGGGGCTGGCCGACCTGCAGAAGTTCCTCGACCAGCTCACCCCGAAGATGGAGAAGAACGTCGTCCGCGGCGGCCTGCGGGCTGGCGCGAACGTGATCAAGCCGGTGGCCCAGGCGAACATCCATTCGGTCTCCGGCGAGCTGGCCAAGGGGCTGAAGGTCGGCTCCCGGGCGCGCGGCGGCACGGTGACGGCCACGCTCAAGACGACCGGCCCGCACGCCTACGTGGCGAACTGGGTCGAGTTCGGAACGCGGCCCCACATCATCACCTCGCGCGACGCCAACGCGCTGTCGATCGGCGGTGTCGCGTTCGTCAAGGCAGTGCAGCACCCCGGGGCGACGCCGCACCCGTTCCTGCGCCCGGCGCTGGACACCCAGGCGCAGGCCGCGGTGGTCGCGACCGGCGAATACATCAAGCGCAGGCTCGCGGACAAGCACGGGCTCGACACGGCCGACATCGAGATCGGCCCGGGAGATGAACCATGAGCGGCGTCGCAGTCATTCGGTACAAGCTCGCCAACAATGCCACCCTGACGGCGCAGGTCCCGGCCGCCCGGATCATCGCCGGGGCGCTGCCGCTCAATACCGCGCTGCCGGCGATCGCTGTGACCGGGATCAGCGGCGTGCCGATGTCGATCGTGTCCATGGTCACCACGGGGCTCATCCAGACCGACCGGGTGCAGGTGACGGTGTACGCGAAGACCTACCCGACGCAGAAGTCGATCCTCGCCCTGGTCCGCGCGGCTTGCGGGAACGCCAGCGGGACGGTCAACGGGGTGACGCTCGACTCGATCCTGCCCGGCGGCGAGGGGCCGGACTTCTACGACGCCGACGCCGTGATCTACGAGCAGAGCATGGACCTCATCGTGCGCTGGGTTCCCGCCTAGCGCCTCCGCAAATAGGTCGCGCAGCTCGCCCTGCGAGGCTGACGGCCCGAAAGGGCGCCGGACAACGTAACCGGCAAACTATCGAGGGCGATGTGAAGACGTGCACAAAATGTGGGATCGCAGCTGCGCTCACCGAGTTCACCGCAGATAGCCGCCGAGCCAATGGGAAGCGCTCATGGTGCAAGGCCTGCACGGCGGGGCACCGGAAAAGCTCCGCAGAACGGAAGAAGGCCACGGACGCCGCGCATTACCTATCGCGCGCGGAAGCGATCCGCGCAAAGCGGGCCGCCTACAGGAAAGCGAACCGCGATAAAGCGAACGCGCTAGACGCAGCGCACGACGCGAGGAAGCGCCGCGCCATGCCATCGTGGGCGAACACGTTTCTGATCGGCGAGGCCTACGATTTGGCCAGGCGCAGGACGGCGGCAACGGGGATCGTTTGGCACGTGGATCACATTGTTCCTCTTCACGGAAGGCTGGTCTGCGGCTTGCATGCTCACACCAATTTGCAGGTAATCCCGGGGATCGAAAACCAAAGGAAGGCCGCCTCTCTCGACTGGCCATCCACGACAGCCTTCTCCGCTTAAAAATCCCGCTCCGTTTGGCCTAACTTTCCCTCGCGCATCCCCGCGCGCGAAGGCGCGGGCCTCCACTTCCGGAAAGGGACACCACCATGGCCGAAGGCACCGTTCTCCAATCGCTCGCCGGCGCGGTAATCGCGATCTCGGCCGAGACTCCTCCGTCCGGCGTCTATGACGCGGCCGGCTACGCCGACACCGGCATCGACTGGACTCCCATCGGCAAGGTCGAGACCTACGGCGAGCATGGCGGCCAGGCGCAGATCAACACGTTCACGCCGGTCGACACGGCGGTGATCGAGAAGTTCAAGGGGTCGAAGGACTACGGCCAGATGGCGGTGGTGCTCGGGCACCTCCCCAGCGACGCCGGCCAGGACATCGTCGCCGCGGCCTTCGAGTCGCAAAACCGCTACTCGCTGCGCATCACCTACCCGCTCCGCGCGGGCGAGTCGGCCAACGAGAAGCACTACCTCGACGTGCTCGTGTCCTCGTTCCGCTACTCGGACGGCGACGCGAACGCGATCCGCAAGCTGAACGTCTCGTTCGACGTCTGCCGCGCGCCTGTCGTCGTAGCCGCGACCTGATTCACTCCCGCGCCATGGTGGCGCGGGGCACAACCTGGCGAGAGGCCCCATGTATTCACTGAACGACCTAGACGTCACGAAGTCGTGCGAGGTCGAGCACGAGTTCGAGGTGAAGGACGAAACCACCGGCAAGGGAACTGGCATTTTCCTGACGGTGATCGGCTCCCACGCGCAGCGCATCCAGGACTTCACGAAGCAGGAGATGAATGCGCGGCGCGTCGCGGAGGCGATGAACCACAAGCGCGACCCACGCGGGAAGGCCCCGGTGGTCGTGAAGATCGAGGAGGACATCGAGTTCTCGACCAGGCTGATCGCGATGCGGATCACCGCATGGCGCGGGATTCAGGAGCCGTTTTCCCTAGAGAACGCGATCCGTCTCTGCACCATCAACCCGCCGATCAAGGAACAGATCCTCGCGGTCTCCGAGGACCTCAAGAATTTTCCGACGCCCTTTTCGACGAGCTCCGGGTCTACGTCAGGCACAGCGCCCACCTGAACGCTGCGCCGGAAAGGGCGAAGCACGACAAGTCGAGCGCCCCACAGTTATCGCGGAGGGAGGCAGCAGCGCGGCAGTGGGCGGGGAGCGTGAAGGGAAGGGTCGCGGAGGACTACCAGCCGGATATGCCGCCGGTGGCCGGCGCGGGATACCTCCTCGGCCATCTGTTCGAGGTGGGGCCGGTCCTGCAGGGCGCGATGGGGCCGGTGCGGTTGACGAACCAGGAGCTGCTCGCATGGCAGACGAATACCGGAATACGTCTCGCCCCGTGGGAGTCCCGCTTCCTCGTTCGGCTAAGTCACGAGTACCTGGTCCAGTCGCGCAAGAGCGAAAAGCTCGACGAGGACCCGCCCTGGTCGCCGGAGGAAGTCGCCGCGGTCGATCTCGCGGAGGTCTCGGACTCGCTGCGCGACGCGATCCGAGCCATGGCGAAGAAGGGGTAGCGGCGTGAGCGCCACCGTTGCCGGCTCCCTAGAAATCCAGATGTTGATGAACCTGGCGCGGCTGCAGTCGGACATGAACCAGGCGAAGAGCATGGTCGGCGGCGCGATGCGCGACATCGAGCGCGCGGTCGATCGCGTGAAGGCGGTGTTCGGGACCGGCTTCGTGGCCACCGGCCTCGCGATGGTCGCGAAGCAGGCGATGGAAGGCGAGCAGGCTATCAACCGGCTGGACGCTGTGATCCGGGCCACCGGGAACGCGAGCGGGTACACGCGGGACCAGCTGCAAGGCCTGGCTGATGCGATGGCCGAGGTCACGCAGTTCGACGACGAGGACATCCGGACCGCGACCGCTTCGCTCCTCAAGTTCGGGAACATGCACGGCAAGGTCCTGACCGAGGCGCTGAAGCTCTCGGCCGATTATGCTGCATTCACCGGCACGAACATGGCGAGCGCGGCCGAGACGCTCGGGAAGGCGATCTCCAGCCCGGCGCAGGGCGTGGAACGCCTGCAGCGCGCGATCGGCTACCTGAACCCCGCACAGGTCGACGCCATCAAGCGCATGCAGGAGATGGGCGACGTCGCCGGGGCGCAGGCGACGCTCATGCAGATCCTCACGCAGAAGATCGGCGGCGTGGCGGATGCCATGAATACCGGCTACACGAAGGCCTTCAATGACGCGAAGAAGGCCACCGGCGAGTTCTTCGAGACGGTCGGGAACTCCTGGGCGGTGCAGGCCACGACGCAGTCCTTCCTCGGGTTTGTCACGCAGAGCATGCGCGACATGAAGCACATCATCGAGGACGGCGACTGGGTGCAGGCGCTGAAGTTCATCATGGGGTTCCGGCAGACGGATGCGCAGGCAGCTGCGCGCCGGCCGGCATCGGCTCTCGGTGCGGGTAGCGGGGCAGGGGACCAGGCGGCGCTCGAGGCGCGGCGGGCCTTCGACGCGCAGCTGGCAGAGCAGGACGAGCGGGCCATCAAGGAGATGCTCGCGCGGCAGAAGAAGGCGAACGAGGAACGCCAGCGCGACGCCTTCGCGACCGCGCAGCTGATCCAGCGCGGGGAGGAAGAGTCGGCGCAGGAATCCGCCGAGGCGTGGCAATACTGGGACAAGTTCGTGCTCGCCGAGGAGAAGAAGGCGCTCGAGGAGCGGCTGGCGCTGGGCGACGCCTACGTGCGCGAGCAGGAGATGGCCGCCGAGGACGTGACCGAGGCGTGGATCTACTACAACAAGTTCATCGTCGACCAGGACCGCAAGCGGGTCGAAGAGGCGCGCGCGCAGTGGGGCGGGTTCATCGACGGGGTCGAGAGCGCCTTCCGCGACTCGTGGAACACCATCGGCAAGAGCTGGGGCGATGCGCTCGAATCGATGAAGAACGCATTCCAGCGGATCCTCCTGGACTTCATCTACCAGTCGCTCGCGAAGCCGTTCCTGCTCACCATTGTCGCCGGCGTCGCGCAGTCGGCCGGCATGACCGGTCTCGCCACGATGGCCACCGGGGCGGCTGGCAGCGCGATCGGTGGCAGTTCCATGGCATCGAGCGCGATGGCTGCCGCCGCCGGCATGGGGCCCGTCGGCTGGGCTGTCCTCGCGGTGGCCGCAGTCGCCGCGGTGGCCTACGCCTTCCGCGACAAGGGGGAGAACTGGCGGGCGCAGTTCGGGTTCGGCGAGAACGCGATGTCGCCCTACTCGACGCAGGGGGTATTCGGGACCGAGGGCTTCGCGCAGATTCAGGGGCAGGACGCCTTCGCCCGGGCGATGCAGGAGTTCATGGCCGGCACCCGCGAGCTCGACGAAGTGCTGGCGCGGCACCTGTCCGCCGACTCGATCGACCGGATAGTGGCGAGCCTCGCCGGCCCGTATGCCACGCGCGCCGATGGCCAGCCTTCCGAGTTCGCGTTCGCCCGCGGCCAGGAGGGGGAGGCCGCCGCGCAGCTGACGCTCGAATACCTGCAGAAGAAGTACGGCACGATCTTCGACGAGATCGACGGCACGTTCGCCGAGTTCATCCGCTCCTACACCGGCAAGTCGGAAGACCTCCTGGCCGAGATCGGGGCCTTCGTGACGATCCTCGAGCAGCTCTCGCAACTGGACATCCCCGGGCTTGACGTGAGCGCGCTGCGGGCGATGGCGCGCGACGGCGAGGCGCTCGGCGACACGTTCGCCCGCGTCTCCGGAGAGATGAACACGATGCGCGAGCAGTTCCTCACCGACGTGGAGAAGCTGAACCTCGCGAAGGAGGCGCTCTCCGGCCTCTTCGGCGACATGGCACTGCTCGGCATGCGGGCGCCCGCCGACAATGCCGCGTGGCTCGAGCTGTTCGAGAGTCTTGACCTGGGGATCGAAGCAGAGCGCGAGATGCACGACCGGATGGTGGCCCTGGCCCCGGCCTTCCTCGCGGTGGGGGATGCGTCCGAACGCGCAGCCCAGCAGGCGCAGCAGGCCGCAGATTCGATCATGTCGAGCTTCCACTCGATCATGGCGAGCATTCGCGGCCCGGGGTACACGGGTGGGCGCATGCAGACGGAGCTCGACTCCAGCTTGAATGCGTTCCGCGGGCAGAACTCCTGGGCGAGCGGTTACGACAACCAGGGCCTGATGGGGCAACTGCTGACGATCACGGACGCCGACATGGCGAACTACGCGCTGCTGAAGCCGGCGAGCGCGGAGCTGATCGTCCAGATCCTGAATCTCTACCATTCGCTGCAGTCGCTAACCGACCCGATCTCCACGGTGGGCACGGCGGTCGGCACCATCCTCGCGCCGACCATCGACACGGCGGCGATCGCGGCGGACCACCTAAACGCGCGGCTCGCGCTCCTGGCGCAGATCTACGACCTGAACGGCGACGCCGTCTCGGCGGCCGCCATCCGGGACCACCAGCGCGCGATCGCGCTCGAGGAGATCCGCAAGCAGGACTCCGCGAACGGCACGCCGGGCATCCTCGAAGGGCTCACCACGTCGCTCTGGGCGCTGCAGGATGCGGCGGAAGCGGCGGCCGAGCTGGTCCGCGAGCAGGAGGAAGCGGCCAGCGGCGTGATCGGCACCATGCAGGAGCTGGTCCGCATGATGGACCAGGTGGCCTCGTTCCGGGAGTCGCTCGCCGGGTCGATCCAGTCCATCCGCTCGCAGATGCCGGGCTTCGACGCGATCGGCTACCAGTCCGGGCAGGTGTCGCGGTTCCGTGGGCAGCTCGCCGGCGCCGGCAGCATCGAGGAGCGCCTGACCGCCGGTGGCAAGCTCCGCGACGCGATCATGGCGCGCTACCAGGCCGAGATGGATGCGGCCAACGCGCTGCACCAGGAGCAGGAGAACGCCGCCCGCGCGGGGATCGACGCCGCCAACGAGCTGAACCAGGCATTCCGGAGCCTCGGCGACTACGCGAAGTCGCTTCTCACGGGCGAGCTGTCGACCCTCTCCCCGGGGCAGAAGCTGGCCGAATCCGGCCGGCAGTACCAGGACCTCCTCGCGCGTGCCCGTGGCGGCGACATGGCGGCCCTGGGCGGGCTTCAGGGGGCCGCGTCGGACTACCTCACCCAGGCGCGCGGCTACTACGCCTCCAGCGACTCCTACGTGCGGATCTTCGAGGAAGTGCAGGGCGCGCTCGCGGACCTCGGCGCCCGCGCCGGCCCCGAGCAGGTGTACCAGGAGAACACGGCGGCCTGGCAGGCCTCGCTGCTGGAGATCCAGATGCGCGCGATCGACGAGCTGACCAGCCTCGAATCGCTCACCGACGCCTGGCAGCAGGAGCTGCAGGAGCAGCTGGTCGAGCAGGCGATCGTCTTCTCGCAGATCGGGCTGTCGACGGCGCAGATCGCGGAGAACACGAAGGACCTCGACACGCGCATCGCCTCGGCGATCAACACGGCGGTCGCGGCTGCGGTGCGCGCCAACGGCGATATCGCCCAGGTGCAGATGGACCGCGACGACGAGTGGTACGAGCGCCAGTACGACGCCACGAAGAAGCTGCCCGGCCAGCTCGCCACGGCCGTCGCGGTCACCGACCGGCGCTAGACCGTGGACGCGATCTACTACCCGAAGCTGCTGCTGGAGGACGGCACCTACCTCCTGCAGGAGGACGGGGTCGGGAAGATTCTCCTCACGAACGAGATCACCGACTCCGCGTTCCTGCAGTGGCTCCGCACGCCGGTCTCGCGCACGACGCTGCTGGCCGAGATGAACTTCGCCTACCAGTCCGCCGGGTCGCCGGTGGAGGGTACGGTGCGGCTCTCAGATCGCGGCTACGTGGACGAGTCCGAAAGCCCGCCGCAGCCTTACGCGGCCGTGATCGAAGGGGCGCCATCGTTCGAGCGCTCGATCGACGTGGCGAAGCTCGGCGGGCGCGGCACCGCCTCGCTCGGGAGCCTCACGCTCGCCAACGCCGACGGCAACGCGGACTACCTGCTGCGCTACATCGTGGACGGGCGCGACGTGACCTTCCTGGTGGGCGACCCGACCTGGGAGCGCTCGCAGTTCCGGCAGATCGGGCTGGGGGGCGTGGCGGCCATGCGCGCCGACGACGACGCCCGGCTCACCATCACGCTGCGCGACAAGGGGCTGCTGCTGGACGCCACAATCATCGGCGACGAGATGGCTACCGGCCCGAACGAGGGGAAGCCGAAGCCGGTCCTCTTCGGCCAGGTCTACAACTTCGACCTGACGCCCTACCTCTACGACGAGACCGGCCCGAGTTACTACTTCAACAACTACGCGCAGGACTCCTCCCTCGCGTTCGGGAACGTGATCGTGCGCGATGCCGGGGTGTCGCTCATCAATGCGACCGTCACCGGGGACAGTTCGGCGATCACGGTCGACGCCGGCGCGGACAAGATGCAAAAGACCGCGCACGGGCTCCTCGACAACGACGTGATCCGGTTGAGCGCGGACGCCTTCGGGCTGACGGCGCTCACGCAATACTGGGTGGTCAACAAGAGCGCGAACGATTGGCAGGTTGCAGCCACGCGTGGCGGCTCGCCGCTGAACCTATCGGCCTCGGGATTCTCTGGCACGCTGGCGGTCTCCTCGCGCCGCTACTACGTGGACGCGTCCGCCGCCTCGATCACGCTCTCGGCCGAGCCGGACGGCCGCGTGACGGCCGACATTCTCGCGCAGGGCACGAGCGGCGACGCGGCGATCCAGGACGTGCCGCACGCGGGGTTCCGCTACATCCTCGACACGTGGACCAGGCTCACCTCGGCCGATCGCGACACGTCGGCCTTCTCCACGCTGGTCGCCGCGCAGCAGGCGGCCGGCACGCGATGGGGCCGCGCGGTGCTCGACCGCACGAACGTGATGGACATCCTGGACGAGATCGCGGTCGCGACGAATAGCTGGTATGGCTGGGACCGCACCGGGCTGCTGTCGGTCGGCAAGCTCGACCTGGTGAACCTGGACGCGGCGACCGCCGTCGACACCATCGTCGAAGGCGACATCGTGGGCGATCCGTCCTACGAGAACCAAGTGATCCCGTTCGGGCGCCTCATCGTCGACGCGAACGCGAACGTGGTGACGCAGACGGACGGACTCGACGGCAACGTGAGCCCGGAGGACCGCTCGACCTTCGGGCAGAAGTTCCGCACGCGGGTGAAGTCGACCGACCCCACCGGCGAGCAGTACCTGAACGACTGGTGGACCTACCACAAGAGCGCCATCGACTCGAAGCCGCTGGAGACCGTGTACGTGGGCAGCGGCGCGCAGGCATTCTGCGACGAGCGCCAGGCGCTCTTCGCGCCGTTCACGACGGTGTTCTCCTGCACGGTCGGCATGGACAAGTTCGCGCTCGACCCGGGCGACTGCGTGGAGGTGACGTATCCGCGCTACAACCTCGACGCCGGCGTGAACTTCCGCGTGGCCTCGGTGACGATGCGCCCCGGCGAGAAGGCCATCGACCTGAAGCTGGTGCGGCAGACGGTGCCGAACTGGGACGCGCTGGGCGTGGGCCTGACCGCCCCGGGTGCCCCGACCATCGGCACGGCCACCGCCGGGAACCTGAAGGCGACGGTGACCTTCACCGCGCCCGCATCCAACGGCGGCGCCTCGATCACCGCCTACCGGGTCACCTCGACGCCGAGCAGCATCACGGCGGATGGAACGGCCAGCCCGATCGTGGTGACGGGGCTTTCCAACGCGACCGCCTACACCTTCAAGGTGAAGGCGCTGAACTCGGTCGGCTACGGTTCGGAGTCGGCGGCCTCGAACAGCGCCACGCCGGCGGCCACGGTTCCCGATCCGCCGACGGAAGTGTCGGCCGCCGCGGCTTCGTCCACTAGCGCCACGGTGACGTTCGCGGCGCCGGCCGACAACGGCGGCAGCGCGATTCTCGACTACACCGCGACCAGCTCGCCGGGCGGGCTCACCTCATCGGCTGGAGCTTCCCCGCGCACCGTGACCGGGCTCACGTCCGGCGTCGACTACACCTTCACCGTCACCGCGAGGAACGCGAACGGCAACAGCGTCGCGAGCGCGGCCTCCAACGTGGTGCGGCCAGGCAACCGGGCGATCGCGCTAACGATCGCCAGCAACTACGGCACCGGCTACAACATCTTCGCGCAGGCCGGGTATCCGACGGACGCGGTAGACGTGACGCTCACGATCAACTCCGGGATCGATGTCTATTCGGACCAGGGGCAGCACGTCACGGTGTTGACGACCGGCACCGGATGGGTCGCTGGTTCCACGATCAAGATCGTCAATAACGGCTATATCCTCGGGTGCGGTGGAGTGGGGGGGGATGGGGCCGCTGATGGATCCGCTGGCTATCAGGCCATCGACCTGCGCTGGAACGTCACGCTCGACAACACCTCTGGGTACATCTTCGGCGGCGGCGGCGGCGGGGCCGGCGGCTGGTCTCCATATCCGGCTCTTGATTACGGTCCGACATTTGGTGGGGGCGGCGCGGGGTACGGCCAGCGCAATTCGTTCCTCGCTCAATACGGCCAGCGATTGACCGGCGGCGCCGGATCAAATGCCTTGGGGTACTCCGGTGATGGCGGCGCCAGTGCGGCAGCCGGCGGAACCTCACCGACAAACAGCGGCGGCGCCGCCGGCAATGCGATCACCAAGAACGGCTATTCGGTCACTTGGATTGGCGGCAATAACGGGACGCAAGTGAAGGGGGCAGTATCGTGAGCAACCTGCGCATCTGCCCGATCAACTTCCTCGACGACGCAACGCTCACCGAATCGCCGGCGCTGGAGACCACCATGCCGGCCACGAACGCGCAGTTGACCGCGCGCGACAAGGTGGCGCGCTCAACCTCCAGCGCTTCGCAAACGATCAAGGTAGCCTGGGGCGGCGAGGCGCGGATCATCAACACCTTCGCCATGCTCCGGCATAACGCGCAAGGCGGCCTGGTGCAGCTGCTGCTCTACCCGAACGCGGACTGGACCGGCACGCCCTACGATTCGACTGCGCTCACGACGGGCGCTGCGATCACCAGCGACTCGCACGACTGGGGCATCGCGGCCGCCAGCCCGGACAGCGTGAACGACCTGCTGTTCTCCGAGGCGCCCTACTACCTCAACTTTTCGAACTTCACCGCAAAGAGTGCCGAGATCGTCCTCACCTCCTGCGACCGCAGCTACTGGCAGGTGGGCCGCCTGTGGCTCGGCAAGTACCTGGAGGCGCCCTACAACCCGAAGATCGGGATGGTGAAGACGCTCGCCACGAACGACATCCAGCAGCGCACGAAGGGCGGCAGCGTGCGCGCCCGCGCCGGCGAGAAGTGGCGCGATCTGAAGATCGACATGCTCACCGCCACCGACGCGCAGCGCGCCCTGTGGGCCGACCTGATGAGCTACGTGCAGCTCTCGCGCCCGGTGCTGGTGAGCGTATTCCCCGGGGTCGGCGGACGGCAGGAGCGCGACCACATCTTCGAGGCGCTGGTGAAGGATCACGCCGGCATCGCCTGGAACGGCCCGTTCTTCAACGAGGCCACCTACAACTTCACCGAGACCTGACGCCATGGCCGACACGAAGATCTCC